AGTGTTGGACATACCCATGATGTCTGCTAGGTTTTCTTTTGTTCCGATAATAGCTAAATTGTTTTCCATTATTATTGCTCCTTTTCTACTTTAAATATTTTCTTATCTTTAAACTCATCTTCTTCATTCTGCTCTAAAAACTTTTCATAGTCTTTATCCCATTCAGGTTCAAATATAGTGTATTTTTTCTTTAACCTCTCCACCCTCTCCTTGTAGGGGAGGTGGCGAGTCTCAGGCTCGTCTATAAATTCTCCTAGCATGGTTGCTAAAAGTCGCAAATTATTTACCATAAAAGAATGAAAACCTTTATCAAAAGTGTTGCTGTCATTATAAGCAACATGAGTTGTAAATGTATCATTTTCTTTTTTTACGTTAAGTATTATTGCATAAGAGTTTTTATCTAAAATATCATCTGTGTTAGTCTTTCTTGCGTAAAATCCTGTAAACATACTTTTCTCCTTAAAACGAATCAATGGACTATACTACATAACGTCCTTGGTGTCAAGCCAATTATTTCCTATTTTAGCTTCAAGCACCATTGGTACGTTTATAGTTACATCATAGTAGTCTTTTATGATGTCTGTTAAGCTATCATTTACATCTCTTATGATGCTGATAACTTTATCTTCTTCTGCAGGGTGTACGTCTATAACAACGGAGTCATGCACCGTGTTAACAAGACAAGATTTCATACTCTCTAACCTCTTGTCTATCTCCAGAAGCACGATAGGGACAATATCCCCAGTCGCAAATCCCTGCACTGGATAATTCTTTATCATGGTAAAGTGTGTTGGTGAACCACTGGCTCTACGCTCTACATCTGGAAAGGCATATTGTCGTCCTGATGGTATCATAACATACCCATCATTTAATGCCTGATCTCCTAGACGCTTATGCCATTTTGCTATACCTTTATACTTATCCATAAAATGTGTGTAATATTCTGCCTCAGCTTTTGTTCTTCCAAAACCAGTAGCACCATACAGAGGAGCAAAGGTGTGTGCCTTAGCCTCTTGTCGTGTGGTTGGCTGTCCTGCACGAGATATAACATGAGCAGTGTAAGAATGAACGTCAAAGCCAGTGCTGACCTCTTCCATCGCAACTTTGTCTTGCGACAAAAATGCTGCAACTCTAAATTCTAGCTGTGCAAAGTCTGCCTCTAATATTTTACCCTTCATTCCAAACGCATTGTTGTTCCAACGAGACACAAACACTTTCTTAACAGGGAATGTACCACCTCTAGGCATATTCTGCATATTAGGATTACGCCCACTGAAACGCCCAGTGGCTGTAACATGCTGAGTAAGAGACACATGAAGTCTACCATCCTGCTTTGTATACGCTTCAATACCCTCTACAAAAGCAGATAAATAACTTGACACAGCACTCTGTCTCTTAAGATCAGTGAGAAAACTCTCCGCGTCTGTCATACCTTTTGATTTAGCTATATTGATAAGTGTCTCCAAGTTACCCTTACTTGTAGAGAAACCATTAGCACTCACCCAGTCTTTCGATAAGGGGAAGAACCCAAGACCTGCCATCTGGTTTGACTTGGCAAGTTTGTACCCTCTGGTATCACATTCGGGGCAACGATTTGGTTTAAGAAACGGTGTCCCATCCTTCTTTGTCTTGAAAACTTTACCCTTACCATTGCAAGCATCACATATACTTGCTTTAGTTTTAACCATTAAGTTACTGTTTTCCTTAACTATTTTACGAAAGGCATCTTTGTCAACAACATTTTCGAAAGCTAATGCCCACTCTTTTTTGTTCTTGACAATTCTAGAGAAGATAACCTGACTAACTTGTTCTGGTGAGTTGAGGTTAATAGGTGTGTCTCCCATCAGTCTCTTAACGTGATCCTGCAAGCGTCCCTCTATCTCACCTAATTCCTTAACAAAGTCTGTTTTCACCTCTGCCAGTGCTACTTTATCTACATACATACCCTTCATATACATCTTAGTAAGAGCTTTGCACACTTTATTTGTAATATCACGCACTGTGACGAGAGATTTTGACCCATCTTTACTGTATTCTTCATCTAACTTCCAATATAACTGCTTAGTAACAGCTAAATCCTGACGTAAATACTCTGATAACTCGTCAAGAGGTATTTCGTCTGTCTGAAACCCTCGTCTGAAGTAATCTTTGAGTGTATCTGACTTCTTCATGTCAAGATTATACCTCTCAGCGCAGTTCTCAAGGCTCACAGAACCCTTCTGCCCTCTCTGGAGTATGTACGCACCCAACATGGTGTCAAAGACCTCTCCATCGTACTTAAAACCGCACTCCCACAACCACTGCAAGTCATACTGAAGGTTGTGACCTATGAGTAAAGTGGTATTGTCAAGAACTCTTTGCAGTCTCTTGTCTGCATCGTCATCCGTTATGACTCTTTCTTTATGATCAAATACAAAAACAGTTGACTCCTCCTCCAACCAATCTTGTACACCCACAAGTGTCAAAGAGTTGTCAGGCTCAAAAGGGTCAAGGTGTAGCTTGCCATCACGCTTAGTTGTGGTGTTTTCTACATCAAGCACTATCTTCATTTGTTTCTCCTTTTATATATTTAGTGGCTCTTACAAGACCTTCAACGTCATCCCCAAGTATACCTATAGCTAAATTGCAGTGATGACATAACCAACCTCTAAATGTTTCATTCTTATAACAATGATCCAACACCAACTTAGTCTTTTTACCACAAATGTCACAACACTCTGACACAGGTGGTGCAGTCCTTCTTATAGCTTGAACAATAGTTCCATTGTACTTCTGACACTTTTTACAAGAGGTACTTCTGGATTCTCTATCACCAGTGGCTCTACGATATAACCTAAACTCCTCTCTAGGCTTATCCTCACCACAATGCCTACACGTTATACTTGACTTATCCGAGTCCTCTTCTTCAATATCTTCCTGAAACAAATCGCCTTGTATAGGTATCATGCAGTATATCTACCTCTCTCTACATCTAACTCAACATGGATCTTTCCATGCCATCCGTTTATCTTATTCTTAGCTATGATGATATGTCGCTGAGTGTCATTATCTTCTTGTCCCTCTATCGTAGGATTCTTACTCAGTAATAACATCAAATCCGCTTCTGCCGCCTTGCCAGTCTTACTGCCCTCAAGCATAGATTGATCTACATTTATCTTTCCTTCCGCTTCAGCAGATAGCTGAGACATCCAGATTATAGCACAATCATACTCTTTTGCAATGTTTCTTGCGTGAATTGCAGCCTCCTTCAAGTATAAGTCCATCCTTTCTCCAGTCTTGTTAGCAAACTTATCCCCCATATCTAATACAACTATGTCGGGTCTTTCAACCTTAACCATGTTCTCCACCCAATCCATCTTTTTACCAGTGACATCTTTTATCTTTATTCTGTCACGTATCTTATTATATCTATCCATAGCCAGAGCATGATTAGCTCTACCACTACCTATCTCCGCTAAGGATAGCTCTGCTCTGTTACATAGATAACGAGATGCAACTCTATAGTATGGCTCTTCATTACACAGCACCCTACACTTAGCACCTTGATCTATAAAGCCACCTCTGGATGCGATGATACTAGCGTGAAAGCTTGTCTTACCAGTATTAGGTCTTGCACCCACTATAATAAGCTGTCCACCGCTTATGCCTTGGAGTCTTCTAGCGAGAGAGGGAATATTAAACTGCCACTTTGATTTCTTATTTGCTTGCTCAAGTATATTGTCAAAACTAATATCATCCCACTCTATTTTAAAGTTAGGTAGAAAATTATCTTGATGGTCATTTATAATCTTACGTAGTGGCTCTAGTGTAGAACCTTCACCATTAACGTAATCAAACCCTATATTAGCAATCTTCTCTCCAACATATTGTTGAAACATTTTAGATAAGACATCTTGTGCTATCTCTTTATCCATGACTTGTTCTTTTTCCAACCTACAAAACAAATCTTTAAAAACATCTTTAGCAGACGTAGTGAGTGTGCTGTTATGTGTGAAGAATAAACCTTCTAGTTCCCTAACAGTGATGCTATCTTTATTGTAGTTCTGCATAGCAAAATCTACAGTCTTTTTTATCTTACGAATGTCTTTACTAAAGAGTTCATCTGGACAGCGTGTCCCTTTATGATCCCCATAGAAATCTTTATCAAGAAGACTTCGTATTAGTGCTAATTCAACCATATGCAGTCATTCCCTTTTTTTCTAATGTGTTTTTTATTGTATCTTTAGCTACATCAATATCTTTAATATAAAACCACTCGTTGTTTCTTTCGTTACAAAGCTTTTCAGCTACTCGATGTGCTATCTTTTCACCTCTGTGTCTATTATACACAAGTATAGTATATAGTAAACAAAAATCTCTGAAAGGTGATGTTGTTTGATACCCTATTAATCTGTTTCTAGAGTCAACAGCTTTACCTATTTTATACCAATCACTCCAAGCAGGATTATTTATTATATAAACTTCTCCATGTTTGTTATCTCTCATTCTGTTTATTTTATCAGGTAAGCTTGATACTATTAGCAATTGTTCAGCAAAGCTAGTCATTTAGTAGCTCCTTTAGTTTTGTAAAGTCATCTAAGTTTTTATATTTTAAATCGTCAACAAGTTTTATAACCTTAACTTCATTTACATAGTTGTTTAAATCTTTTGCGTGTTGTAATGCTTTTTGTGAAGCATCAGGGTCAAGAGCAACTACGACCCTATCAAAGTCAGACAAAGTATGTATGTGTTCTTGTTGCAGTGACGTACCTAAAAGACCAAAACCAGTGACAGGAAAATAATTAGCCACTGTTATTGCAGACAAAACATCCTCGACAATAACGGCTGTCAAAACCCTATCTTCTGCCTTTGTGTGAGAATAATAGGTAGAGTTTGTACCATACTTATACCACTTAGGTACAGTATTCTTGTCCAATGCTCTACCTATAGCGTCTATCATACTATTTCTTCTATAAATAGGGAAGACTACCCTATTATTTTTAACATCGTAGAACAACTTTATGTCAAAAAGTCCCCATTGTAGTATAAAATCGTCACACTCTGTCAGATCCGTAGAAAAATACTCAGGTGTAGTAAAATCTACCATCTTTTTTGGTATAGAGTGTCCATTCATCTTACGTTTTATGTCCTCTGATGTCCTTCCTACCCTCTTACTGCCCTTAACAGTACAACTATTTCTAAAACAATTGTATAATATTACGCTGTCAACCTTAGTCACTGTAAATTTTTTGACACCCTTACAAACTGGGCAGTCCATTGTTAATGTTTTACCCTCTTCTAGGTTTAATTCCTCAAGAAACTTCATCTTTGTATGCCTCCCTTTTGCTAAGAGCATTGTGAGCAGACATAAATGTGTGTTTTATGTACGGACTCATTGAGTTAGGACTGTTGTGTCCAGACACTGCCATAATCTGTGTAATGTCCACTCCTGCCTCAATCATTTCAGTTATGGCTGTCCTACGCATATCCATAGCTGTTAACTCTGGTGGTAGTTTTGCTACTTTTTTGATGGCATTTACTACACCACTCACTTCAGTATTGCTGTATACTCTGTAAGCACCACCTCTGGGATAGGGACGCGGAACAACGTACTCTT